AGTAAAAATCTTCCTCCACAATAGGTTCGTCAGAAACAATTGTTTCTTCCGTAACAACTTCTATATCAACTGGTTCTTCGTTTTGAATTGCTTCTTCAATTGTCTCACCTACAACTGATTGTATCTTTTGATCTATATTATTTTCAGCCATAATTTTTTATACCCTAAGTCTGTTAATAAATCCACCAAAATGAAATTTTGGTATTTCGATAGAACCACCTACTTTTTTCTTTGTTATTTTTTTGGTGGCGTCTGTGATTGTTTTTGATTCTTCTTGGACGAGTCTTGCAAAGAACTTCGTAAGTTGTTCTGCAAGATTATAGAAGTTTGACCTGTTCTCACCTTTGGTAGTTGTTCTGGTGTCCTTACTAAAGTTGTCGATAAAACTTTGACCATTTCTTATTTTACTCCAATCATTTACAAGTTTCTCTAATTCTACCTCAGATATATAGGTATTAACAGCAAAATCCAAGTTTTTTGTTTCTTCACCAAGCTTTATATCAATAAATTCTTGTATATAAGGCAGTATATCTTTCTTTTTTAAAGAAGAATTCTTAATGGCATCTTTATCAATAATAATTTTAATACCAGGATTTCCATCCATTGTTACTAAAGGCTGATATCCTCTAAATAATCCTGCGGTATCGGCATTCATAATGCTTTCAAATAAAGCTTTGACCGCATTACTATCCGTTAAATTTGTTGTCCCATCCTCAATAATGTCTATAGAAAAATTATTAGGGTTTTTGGTTAATTCTTTAGAAGTACTAACCCACACTTCATTTTGATTAAGCAAATATCCCAACATTGATGCGGCTTCTTTAGCAGCTTCTTTTGAAATAAAAGCTTGTTGAACTGTTGATGGAGCTTGTTCTGTTAATTCCCATCCGCCTGTTCCATACACATTATTAGAAAAATCTACTCCGGTTAATTCATTTACCATCTCTATAGCTTTGGAGGTTACTTTCTCACTTACTTTAAATTTTTTATCATCATCAAGTTTATTATATTTTTCGCCGTATGTTATTTGCCAAGGGGATCCTTTAGAGGGCTCTACATTCATAGCGATATGGCGTAAGTTTCTATTTAATGCTTTAAAGATATCACCGCTTTGATTTCCCTCCGCATACATGTTCGTTAAATTCATCCATCCAATCGCTTGTATCTCCGATGGTTTCCAATCACTCTTGCCCATCCATTTTGTCTCGTTCAAATATTTTGTTAATCCCTGTCCAAAGAGAGCTCTGTTTTCATATTTCGTTCCTGTTATTCCTCCTTGTCCAAAATCTATTTTTATATCTTCAGGAATAATGTATCCTAACTTTTCTAAATGGTTTAAATATGTTTGATCCACGAGACCCGTATCGCGTGCCGTGTGGACATCAACAACAAAAGGTTGCCCACCAGTACTACTACCTCCCATCCAACTTCTCGAATTTTTATCTAATCCTGCATCAATAAAATCAGAAATTTTAGGACCAATGCCTCCTTCAATTTCTTTTCCGTAAATAATACTTTTAACATTATTGGTTGCAGCAGGTAAACCTTTTCCTTTTACATTGTCAAAAGGAACTCCTCGCTTGAACTGTTCATATACATAAATAACATTATTCAAAGCACTACTTGGTGTTTCATTAATCTGTCCTGATAACCATGCTTTGACTAATGTGTCGCGTAAATTTTTATCGTCTCCCGCCATTAC